GCCCGGCACGTTCACGCTGAACGCCGGGGGCACTATAGCCTCTGACAACGGCGGTGATGTGGTAACCACGGGCGGAACTACTATAGGCACTATAGATTACGGCCGTGGTTTAATAACTTGGAACGCAGCAGCCCCCAACATCAGCGGTGGATTGGGTGTGCTTTTTGTACCGGCTGGAGCTTCTAACCGCGTGTCAGACACAGCCAGCATATCCATTGTACAAGGTACACGAGGCTACAACTACACCATCACGCTGAAGCCTATTCCAGTTCCAGGTAGTCTGCAGGTCAGCTACATGAGTCAGGGTAAAGTGTACGTTCTACGGGACAGCGGTAACGGCTTGCTGAAGGGTTCTGACGCGGCGTTTGGGTCTGGGGTCGTGAACTTCTCCACAGGTACAGTACTGATTACCACGGGGGCATTGCCCGACGCTAACTCTGATATCTTGTTTTCGTGGAGCAAGAAAGTTGACACGTTCATACGCAGCGGGTTAACTGTAGCTCCCGCCCGCGTGGACATTCAGCTGGCTAACCCTCAAGCAACTCCGGGCTCAGTAACCATAACCTGGATGGAGGGGGCAACACCTAGAACCGCCGTAGACGATGGCAACGGCAACATAACCGGCCATGCTACAGGTGCGATAAACTACGCGAGCTCTAAAATCAAGCTAGTCCCATCCACCCTGTACACCCAAGGCACTGAGTTCAGCGTGGCGTACCAGTTTGGAACACCTAACGAGCAGCGATTTGACATGCCTACGCGGTCAGGTACTGGGACGGTGGATGTGGTGCTGAACAACGTAGGGGGCAGCGTTATTCCTAAGTCTGTCGAACTGTCTTGGAATGTAGACATTTTAGACAGCGCGGCGCTAGGTGAAATATTCACCACTACTGAGCAAACGTGGAACCCTCCCCCACCTGTGTTTAGAAGAGACCCGCTGGTGCAGGCGTTTGACAACGGAACAGGCGGATTCAAGAAAGCTGACGGTACAACCCAAGCGGCCACGACCATCAACTACGCGACTCGGACTTTGTCGTTGTCACCGGAGTTCCCAGTAGCTGTGCCAAAGCCCGTGTGGGAAAATCAGCTGCTAGGAACGCAGACAACTGGTCAATCTATAAACGGGGGTAATCTCAACACAACGGTCAACACGTACCGTCGTATCATAGCTCGCTGGGACATGGTTCCGACAGTGGCTACTATGCCGTACGATGAAAAAGGTTACTTGATTGTAAAATGGCGTACATCAGCTGGGGCTACGAGTGCTACTGAGGTGTTTACGGCCGGAGCACTGAAGTTCGATTTGACACCGGGCTTCGCAGAGTCTATCTTGCAAGGTTCAGTTCGATTCGTTTTGGGCGGACTAACGTACATAGACCGCGCTGGTACTCTGTATCACAGTGTCAACGGTTCTACAGGTGCGGGCACAGCCGCTGGGTCTATACAGTACGACAGCGGGGTCGCAGAACTAACTGCATGGCAACCCGGAACGGCTAACTCGTTCACGCTACAAAGCCTAGTGACTGAAACTAACGTTCAAGCTGTGGACGAGGTAGTATTCCGCGTTCCAATTACCCCAGTGCGGCCGGGTAGCGTACAGCTCCGGTTTGCACCCATTGACGGCGGAGCACAGACCTTTGTGACTGTAGATGGCTCTGGACGTTTGGACGGACCGAACACCGTAGGCACTGTTGATTTTCAAAGCGGTGTCGTGCGGGTGCGCTTCGGGCAGAAAGTTACTGTCACCCCGGCCGTACAGCTAGAGGCTTACTACAACGCAGACGCCGTATTCACTGAGAACAGCGTGTTGAAAATCATTAAGCCTAAGCCCGTTTACGCAGACAGCATACTGTACAACGCGGTGGGATACTCTTACTTACCGCTAAGCGCAGACGTTTTAGGGCTAGACCCAGTGCGCTTACCAAGCGACGGCCGTGTTCCCATCTATCGTGCGGGGGATGTCGTAGTGGTTAACCACACGGACAACACCTTGTTCCCGGGCACTCCGACAACGGGCACTTCTTTGAATGTCGGCCGTGTCAGGGTCAGCTACATAAAGCTGTACGACGCTAACAACACGGCCGTTCCAACGACCATGTTCACCACAGACTTAGACGCGGGTGTAGTGACCCTCAGCGGGGCTTACGCACAAGGTGCTCTGGTTCTGCCGTTACGAGCGGAGCATCGCGCTGAGGATATGGCCGTGGTTATAGATGTTCAGATAAACGGACGCTTAGCGCTGAACCGTCTATTGTCCCACACATTCCCAGTAGATGAGACGTTAGTCAGCAGCGCTTTGATTATCGGAGATTTGCAAGCCCGTGTGTACGGTAAATTCAGTCAAGAAGCGTGGACTAACGCATGGTCTAACAGCTTAATTGGCAACCCCACTACAAGCCAGTACAACGACACCCTACACCCTATACTAACCACAAATCGTGGCGCTTTAGAGGAGCAGTGGGCGCTGATTTTCACCAACAGCACGGCGTTCAGAGTAGTGGGTAAAAGCATCGGGCAGATAGCTACGGGCGATATCAACACGTTGCTGTCCCCTTTAAACCCCGCCACAGGTCAGCCGTACTTCACACTTACTAATCTTGGCTGGGGTACGGGCTGGTCGGCTGGTAACGTATTGCGCTTCAACACGGCCGGAGCTAATTTCCCGCTGTGGTTGGCACGTACAGTTCTTCAAGGGGCGGGAGCTGCTCTAAGCGACAGTTTCCAGGTTCAAATTCGCGGCGATATAGACCGTTAACAAAGGATAGCGATGTTACCAATTCTTTTCAGAAGTACAGATGCAGGAGCTCCGGTGCTGAACAACGCAGCAGGGGCGTTAATCAGCGTGTTAGATGCATGTCTAGTTACAGGGTTCAACTCAGTGGGTGTCAGCTCTATCTCGATTACATCCAATGTGGCGACTGTAACTACCAGCGCGGCTCACGGTTTGGCTGTGGGTCAAGTCGCCGCTGTAGCGGACTCTGGTGTAGTTGCAGCCAACGGAAATCTAACTGTACTCACTGTTCCGTCAGCAACCACATATACAGCCGCATGCGCTACAGCTGACACCACGAACTCTGCGAGCGGAGCATCTTCAAAGAGAGCATCGCTAGGTTGGGTTAAACAGTTCACAGGGACTAACAAAGCTATTTATAAGATGTCCGACGTCGCTTCCTACGGGCAGCAGTTAAGAATTGACGATACGGCGGTAGGTTTTGATGCACGGGTTATAGGCGTGGAAAACCCCACAGCGATTGACACCTATACGGATGCATTTCCGACCGCTGCACAGTTATCCGGCGGAGGCTACTGGCCTAAAGCTGCCAATACAACCGCAGCTAAAGTCTGGGCGATTGTTGGGGACGAAAGATTCTTTTACTACGTCACAGAGGACAGCGCTAGAAATGGAGCCTACTCTGTGTCTAGAGTTGGTCATGCGGGCGGATTTTTTGGAGATATACTGTCATTTAAAAATGGGGAGGCTTACGGGTGCATTGTAGGGGGCTCTTACTCTACAGGCAACATCATAACGTCCCTACCAGCGGTCAAACACACCTCATTAGGGGCAGTTCCGTCATTGGTAGATTTTTCGTATATATGCAGACAGCATACGGGAATCACTAAGTCCGTAAATGTGGCGTTCAACCATCCAGGTGCAAATATAAACGCTGTAACTTCAGGACTAGCTGCTCCAAATTACCCTAGCCCGGTAGACAACGGGGCGTTGTTTGCAGAACCTAGTTTGGTAGTGGAGAATTTGACAGCCCAGAACCATCCCGTGCGAGGGGTTATACCCGGATTAGCCCACATGCTTTGCCGCTACACGGATTTACCTAACGTACTAGGGGGTGATGTGATGACAGCTACGGATGGAACAAACGCAAAATTCATAGTATTTAAAGGCGTTAACTCCTCCCAGGCCGGGGACTCGGCCTTGACGCTGAAACTTTCAAGCGCTTGGAGATAAAGTGACTCTACGGCTAATAGGCTCATTCCCAAACAGATTGAACGGGAACGCCCTTGTACAATCGGTTTACAACCTACGCAAGTTGAAAACTGAACTTCACAGATTTGACGCTTTTGACGCTGGAGCCGGAACTATATCAGGTGTCACCACAGTGGAGAACGTACCTAAATCCCGTAGAGTCAGACTGTACCTGAAGCAAGACGGCCGATTAGTTAGGGAGACATTTTCCAACAGCGTTGGCCAGTACTCATTTGTCAACCTTAACCCCGCTTTGGAATACTTCGTGGTGGCTCACGATCATCTGCGGGTTTACAACGCTGTGATATCGGATATGGTTAAGCCGTGATATCGTTCGCTGCATCCGTGGTTTCAGACCGACTACAGGCTCTAACCCGTGCGTTAGATGCAGACGCCACGTTACCGGGTTATCTGGTGATGTACGACGGCACACGCCCTGCCAACGGGGCGGGTCACTCCAGCGCGGCCGTGGGTAAACTAGTTTTCGAGAAACCCAGCCTAGATAACGTGTTGCAAAACACACTCACCATCAGAAATCCAGCCCAAACGCTGGTGCTCAGTACCGGAGCCCCTACGTGGGGAAGAATGTTCAACGGGGCTGGACAATTTGTAGCTGACGCCAGCGTGGGGGTTGGCGCAGAGGACATTGTCATAACTGACGAAACAGGAGTACCAGCCCCTACAGCCCAGATGTACACAGGTGGGTTACTAAGCGCAGCCCTGATAAGACTGACTGAGCCATGAGCGCTGTTGATTTGAACTTCACAGGGGCTTTTCAGGTCGCTCCAGCCTCCAGTGTGCGGCTTAACTTTGGTCTCAACGTTTCTGTAGTTGTAGACCCTAGGGTTGTGCGGTTTGCAGCCGTAAGAGCGGCTCCGGTGCTAAGCGCCCGCGCAGTGTACTCAACCAACGTTGTAAGGTTGGTGACTTCTGAGCAGGACTTCTCTTGGTCCAAAGCTGCTCCAGAATCCAAATCGGCGGAGCAGCTTTGGCAGCAGAGCGCTAACCGGAGGGTGTCTAGCATCCAGCCTTGGGGTGAGGCTAGGACTCTAACCGCTTCTGTTTCAGCTTCCGTAGAGCAGCTTAGACAGAAGAGGTCAAGCGTGAAAGAGGGGTGGGAGCTTGCTAAACCACTGCCCACTCCAGGTTTAAAAATAGGGGTAAAAGCCCTTGCTACTTCCAAGCTAAACTCAAGCGTTCCGTGGAGCCTCACCAAACCTTTAAACGCAACCGCTGACAGCCGGTTTAAGCAGCTCACACCCTTCAAGAGGGGTAAGTGCGTGGGTTGGAGTTACGGACACCAAGCGGTCGTAACGCGCTCGTTCAATTTTGGACGTGCGTTTGGCAAACCCGTAACAAAAGATTTGCTGTGGCAACTGGGGCGTAGACCTCCACCGGGCAGAGCTGCAGACCCTCCAGTTGTCACTCCTCCTAAACCAGATTACGTCGGGGCTACCCTGCTGAAATTCCAATGCAAGTACACCGGCGTAAACCCTCGGGGCGTCAACCTCAACTTTGGATTGCACCCATGCCCGGACACTGGGCTGCTCATTCCTATTAGAAAGGTCTATTTCATCGTGAACGAAGTATCCCTAAAACGTATATCGGACAACGTACCGATACATTTCACGTCAGTGTCTACAGGTACTGACGACGACAGCTGGTGTTGGAGCTTTACGGCCTCTGTACCATATTCCGAACTGGAGAAGATAGAGCCTACAGCTTCTGGACCGGTGGAGGTGGAGTTGGCAATCAACAGCCAAGTGTGGCGCTTCGCCATAGAAGGTTACACCGACGACGAAGAGTTTGCCAAGACCAACATAACCGTAAAAGGCCGAAGCCTTACAGCGTACCTAGAAGACCCTTACGCTCCCACTCGCAGCTTTAAGCAAGCTACCGCCCTCAACAGCAGACAATTTGCAGAGGCTGAGCTAACGCGCCCCGGCCTAGTAACTGGGTACAGCTTGGATTGGCAGCTCATTGATTCTTTGGGTTGGCTCATGCCAGCTGACACCTGGAGCTACAGCGAGTTGACACCCATTCAGGTGATACAGAACATTGTACAGGGTGCGGGAGGGTACGTCAATAGTCACCCCGCTGACAAACAACTTCTAGTCAAAGCTAAGTACCCAACACCTTACTGGGAATGGTCGGCCGCTACAGGGCTGCTGACCATTCCTAGGTCGTTTGTAAAACGACAGAGTCTAGAGTGGCATGAGAAGCCCGCTTACAACGGCGTCTATGTCAGTGGTGAGAACACCGGGGTCACCGCGTTTGTAAAGCGTACAGGTACGGCCGGAGAATTCCAAGCGCCTATGTTCGTCAACCCAATGATTAGTGCAGCAGCGGCCGCTCGTAACAAAGGTATGAGCATCCTGAGTGCGGGCGGTAAGCAAGCCACTGTGAGCTTGGATTTGCCGATGGAAGCCTCGCTGGGGCTGGTGAGTCCTGGGGTTATGGTGGAAGTTACTAACGGCGGGCTGGGTACTGCTCCAGCGTGGCGTGGTATAGTGCGTTCGTCCAGCGTGGCCGCTAACTGGGGTCGCGGACTGACAGTCAATCAATCATTACGCGTAGAGCGTCATTACGGGAGCTAAGCATGAGCGCTTTAGGTGGAGTTTGGAGAAAGTTTGTAGACCTGTTACCAAAGACACCCCGATACGTAGGGGTCGTGCTGACGGTAGACGGCGCTAACCGTTTCACGGTTACAATAGTGGGTGGGGGGTTAGTGACTGTGATAGGCAGTTCTGAGTACTCAGCCTCAGACAGAGTGTTCGTAGAGGGTGGAAAAATCGTAGGTACAGCTCCGGCGCTGACTACACTAACCATAGAGGTGTAAATATGCATAAATTAGAAAATTGGAAAGCTGTACTGACCAAGGCTTGGTCAATGCGGTTCATGGCGCTCAGCGCTCTGTGCTCTGGGGTCGCGGTGGCGTTGGGGTTACTGCCCGGCTTCACCCAGCTGACGTTGTGGAAAGTGGCTGGGTTTGCGGGTGCGGCTGTGGCGTTCAATCTGCTGGGTATGTGGGCTAGGCTCGTGGCTCAAAAGGGCGTTACAGACACAGGAGCTTCTAAATGAGCGCAGCCAAGACCGTCACAGCTGCATCAGCGGCCGTGCTAGCGTTAGGAGCTGTGACCGTAGCGTGGCTGAACGAGCCCGCTCTGGAGAATAAGCAGATGGCGCTGTACCAAGCTCAGTGCCATACGCTCCACGTGTCTGTCATGACCGAGCTGGCTAAGCAAGGCCACTACTTCAAAGCTGGGGAGGCTCAGCGGCCGCGCTGGGTTGCGTCCATTTACTCACAAGAGGGTAAAGGCTCGGCAAACTCAGCGCACATAGACAGCTTAGCGTGGGACAACTTCCGCGTCATGCCTGACGGCTCTGTGTCGTTCAAAGTAGAAGATTACAGGCTGCTAGGTGAGACTTGGAAGCAAGCGGGTAAAATAGCTGGGTTGGACACTTACTGGGGCGGTGACTTTGCCAAGCTAGTAGATGCGGTGCATACATCGTGCATCACCCCAAAGGGTATTCGTTAATTAAGGAGAATGAACATGTGGTTAATGATTAGAAAATTCTTGGTGGTTCTAGCCCTAATGCTGCTAGCGGCGTGGATTGTTTACCGGGCTAAGAAGCTGGGGTACTTCGAGCGGAAAGAGTTTGGCTCTTACAAAGGAACTAAGTATTGGACAGAGCCGGACAAAGTCTTTTGGGCTAAGTACAAGTGGAAAATTGGCATACCGTTCGCGGTTTGCGTGTTAGGGTTTGCGCTGTACTGGATTGTGAAATGAAGTGGCTGCTCAAGTGGGCTGGGTGGCAAGCTTACGCGGCGTTTGCACTTGCGGCCGCTGCGCTGCTAGTGGCTTGGAAAGGCCACACCGTGTATCTGCGAGGTCAGATAAATACAGCCGTCGATGCTAAGCTGAAGGCTGAAGCCTTTCTAGTTGACCGCATCAGGCTGGAATCCGTGGCCATAGAAGCAGCCATTAAAGCAACTAGAGAAGAAGAAATATCAAAACAGAAAGACTTAGAGGTTAAATATGAAGAACTCCAGCGCAGCATCCGTAGCGGCCGCACTAGCCTTGTCACTGCTGAGCAGCGGGTGCAGCAACTTGCAAAAGCTGCCCGAAGTGCGTGTGATTCAAGCCGCTCCGACAGCACCCCGCTTACCCGTGACCCTGCGACAGCCGGTGGAGGCGAACTTCGCGAGCAGGACCGAAAGCTCATTAGCGACTTATTACAAATCGCAGGGGACGCAGACCAAGCCGTCCACGAGCGTAACTGGGTCGTCGAGCAATACATCAGCCACTGTGAGCGAAAATGAGCGAACGAACAAGTGACGTATTAGACTTCGCCTCTGAGTTAGAGGAAGCCGACAGGGTCAAGGCCACTGCATTCCGCAAGCCTAGCCCGGCCTGTACAGGTGTCTGTCTGGTCTGCAGCGCGGCTGTGGCCAGCTTTGCACAATTCTGCGGAGTACCATGCCGCGACGATTACGAGAGACAAGAAAAACGCCAGCGCAGAGGCTGACGTTCTTGGGTAAGGGTTAGGCTAGGTTAACCCTGATTGACGTACCCTGAGGTCGGTTCTGCTCCTTCTGACAGCAAATCCGGAGCGCAAGCCACGAGCTCTTGAATGAAAGCGTGACACTTAGCCAGCGCTTTCATGTTCCCGGTGTCAGCCCACTGCTGGAGCGCCCCCAGAACCCCTACTTCGCGCAAGGTGAGGTTGTGACCCATACAGTAATCAACTACGTTTACGCCCGTAGGTTCTTCGGTCAGGTTCGCGGTGTGCGTTTGTACCGGGCTGGCTTTACCCTCTTGAGCCAGCTCCCACAGCTTAGCCGCGAAGTGCTCAGCCTTACCTAAATCAATCAGCTTACCCTCCAGCGTGGGGTGCTTCACCTTCCAGCGTGTAACGTACTTGCTGATTTGACCTTCAAAGTACCCCATCTGGTTAGCTGCCGCATAGTCCCAGTGCTGCATAGCTGCACCTTGACTGTAGTGACCTCCACCCACCTGACGGCTATTTGCCGATGTATTTACCGAAGACTTGTGCATACTGACCTTTCACGTAGTTTAGAATTTCCAGAGCAGCTCCGTCAGGAGCCAATGAATCAGCGTAGCTGATGTAGTTGTAAAGGCATTCGTGAATCTCACGGTTGCCCCGGTTGAGCTCCCAAGCGCAGAACAGAGCACCCTCTAGCACGTCAGCCATTTTGAGGGTGCGAGCCTCAGCCTCGGACAACTGGGGGTACTGTAGCTCTAAGCGCTTGAATACACTATCCTCAATGTTGTCAAACGCGGCCTTCATACCTGCTAGGCGCTTAGTGGGGGCTGGTACATCGCCAGTATAGTACTCAGGTGCGTCGTGCATAAGCGCGGCCACCATGAGGTCACGGCTAGCATAGCGGGTGAGCAACAGAACCAGCCACATGACCCCGTAGGTGTGCTCCCCCACAGTCTGGGTGTGAACCGCAGGTTGAGAGTGATAGCGCTTCACGCGGCCGCTGCGACCCACCATGTCCAGCTGAGAAAGTAGCAAAGCGTTAATCATACGGACGCTTTCTTGGCACGGCGCTGGAGCCACTGCACGGCCGCGAGGCTCCAGTCCTCAGCTGCGCAGATTTCGGCCATTTCCAACGCCCCCTTCATGTCACCGGCTTTGTACGCAGCGTGGCTGCGCATCAGCGGCTGGAACACAGCTGTGAACCAGTGGTGTACAGCATTCAAGCCTGTGAAGTCCCCAGTAGGGTTAGCAGCTAGCTTTTCGGCACCACCCAGCCAGTCAATCCAGTCGTCTGCGAACAGCATCATGGGGTAAGGCTTCACTGCACCCTGAGCGTACAGGTCTACAGACTCGTACTTCACAAGCGCAGTGCCTTCGCTTCCAACTTCAAACAGACGGTCAACATCTTCGCGGCCGGTGTAAATGTGGAAGTTGTTGCTAAGCTGGTAATAGCTTCCCATCGGCAGCCCAATGGCGCTAGCTACGAACTCGTGCAGCACACTCATGTGAACCATGTTAGCCCCGTAAGCGCCCCAGATAGCGTCGTTGCTTCGGTTGCAGACTGTCATCTCCAGCTTACCTTGCGTGGCGTCAAAGTACACATGCGTATTGCAGGGCACATCCTTAGCTGTCAGTCCACCTAACTCTTCGTCGTCAACCACTAACCCCGTTAAGTCGCCTTCGGGAGCCCACATGGTTAGCACTGCACGGCGGTTCTTCGGGTCTTTGCGCAGCGTCTCAATGATAGCTGTAAGCTGGTCAAAGCCGAAGAATTTACGCCAGCGCCAGCCGTACGCCCCCCACAGCGAGGTTCCGTTGTCGCTGAACGCTTCCATCTGCTTAGCGTACTTAGCCACGCTGGCGACGTCATTAGCACCAGCCAGCATCCACACAGCTTCGTACAAGTGGAAGAATGGATTAGCATCGCGCAGCGGACTAAACATAACACGGCGGTCGGGCTTGGTGTACTCAGTCAGCACCGGACCGGGAGCCTGGATTACCGAACCGTTACGGCTAGGGTTGGAGATTCCGTGCTCCTTCAAGTGCCAGAGGCCTTCGTACAGCGCGATGTTCACGCTGCCAGCAGTGATGATTTTAGACTTGCTCATTTACACCGACTTTCTCGTCAGCGACGAACGAAGGGTGAACGAAGGGTGTCAGGTCAGGTGGTGTCCAGCCTTCAGGCTTAACCACTTTGCCAGTGACGGCGTCCAGAGTTACCACGCCGTTGGGGAACTTAGCCCAATTGGCATCGCCCACAGCGCCGTACGCCCCGGTCACGTCAGCACCTTGAGCGTAGGCTGCACCCATTGTCACCCACAGCAAATCCATATCGCTGTCCAGCAACTCTTTAGCCTTACCGAATGTAAGAGCTTCGCGTACTGCATCGTCGTTGGCTCCAGACTTGAACAAATCTGCGTGGCTGTGCAGCGCTTTAGACAGCCGCTCCATACCTATAACCCCCAGTTTCTCAGCCATTTCTTCCAGCTGCAAACCCATGTACAGCGCGGCCGCTCGGACGTTCGGCTCTGGCTGTTCTGGCATCTGTCCGCTGGCGACGAACCATTTATGGGTGTTTTCCACCTCGCTGCGAGAGTGGTTATTCTCTGGCTTGAGATGGTCTAGCATCTCCCCAGCTACTTTAGCGTTTGTCATAGTTTACTCCATTAAGGTCAGTTACAGAAAGAGTGCGGCGACCAACTCCGCCCTCTGGTAATTATGCCTTGAATTTGCTGAGTGTAACGCGGCCGCGTTCAGCGCGTTCGTGGGAGAACCCCATGCGGCCGTAGAATGCTAGTTCTCTGGAATTGCTTTCGGACAACGTGACCTCTACACGCCCAAACGGGCAGCGGTTGACAACTTCGTTTACTAGCGCTTCAGAAGTTTCGTCGTCTATTATGTAAGAGGTCAGTCTGTAGCGTGAAGCCACACAGCGTATAACAGTCAGGCGCTCAGCCCCACGCCGTACAGGTGCAGCCCATACGAACCCCTGCAATACACCCTGAAGCTCCACCACTAGAACTTGACGCCGTGGAAATGCCTCTCTTCTGGCTTCTACATCCTCAGGGTATGGGTCTGCGAAGCCTATGGAGCTTACTTGCTGTCTAGCGAGCAGATTACATTGGGCTTCATGCGCCAACACAGCTACTTGGACTTTCACTTTGCACCTCGAGAATGCGACAGAAACGCTTGCTTCCACTGCACCACGACGTCTACCCGAGTAGCTCCGCCCCAAGCTGTCTTCGTAGTTTTCTCCACCACTTTGACAAACGGGTGATGCAGCTCGGCCAGCTTGCGGCTGGTTTCAGCTTGCATCTCTGGGGTGCGGAAGGTGCTGCACCCACCACGGGCGTTGGAGCCGTCTTGGTTGTGTACCCAGCCATTTATCACGGTGTTGGTGTAACCCTTGCGTAGCAGCTGGAGCGTGACGTCAAAGTCTTCCTGCACTGGCAAGCGGTCAAAACGAATCTTCTCACGCCCTAGTACTTCCACATCGTAACCTAGAACCCGAGTCATGCGGGTGCTGAAGCGCAGCGGGGCGGGGTTAGTGTGCGCAGCTTCGCTGGCTGATACGCCCACATGAGCGCTAATCTTTAACTGCTTAGCAAGCGTGGCGAACAAACGGGAGATGCTCTTAGCGTCTGAGGCCGCAAACTTGTCGGGTTCGTCGGTGCGGCGCTCAGCCCATCGCAGGTCGTCGTCCAGCATGACTATGTGCTGGTGAGCAGCTTTGCGGGCATAGTCGACAATCCATTGACGCTTAGTAGCTATGGATGTGACGCTGGGGGTGCATACCAGCAGCGGGTATTTGTCGTCGTACAGCTTAGCCTCCGAGCGCTGTACGACCAGTACGGCGTTGGCCTGTAAGGCTTTTGGCAGACCATCGAACGTAACCTGACGGTCAGTGCGTCCGTAGGTTGGGATAAATATCTTCATTGGGAGCTCCTGATAAGACGGTTACGCCGTCTGAGTGGGGATTTGTCGGACTTATAAATGAACAGACCCTAAGCTGTTACGAGGCTTAGGGCTGCGGATGATGCAGCGCGGTATTAACCGAGCTTGATAAATTCCTTAGCTGCATCATGGGCGATGTCACCGCTGCTAGCGCCAGCGTCCAAGGCGTCTTGCACGGTCTTTGGCTTGCTATCCAGGTATGCGGCCTGGAAGCGGTCGTAAGATGCTCCACCTGGACGCTTAGGGTTCTCTTTCACCAGCACAGTCAATTTTGTTGTCGGGTCAATGTTGGACTTGCGACCAACAGACTCAGACTTTTCGGCTTTCTTCGCGGCGGGTTGCTTAGCTGGTGTGGCCGCAACTTTTGCAGGAGGCTTAGCGCCGGTGACCACGGTGTTGATACCGTTGACTTCTTTTTTGCTAGCAGCTTTCTTAGCTGGTGCTTTCTTGGCAGTTGCCATAATGTTATCCTCTTTTACAGTTGTCGGAGCAAGTTGGTATGCTGTAGCCGGATTGGCTACTATGGCGGTAAGGTGCTCGCGTTCCTTATCCCCAATTTCTCTGTACTCGCCAGTCCTTAAGTATAACTCAGCAGCACGGCGTACAGGGTATTCTTTGTACTCTTCCCATTTCTGGTAGAAGGCTCTTGCCTCCATCTTCTCTAGCCTCAAATTGGCCATGGAAATAAACTGCACGAATTTTACACCATCATTGAGGCGTATGCAAGTGTAAGACATGCCGATTTCACGGAAAACTGCGGCACTCATTTTGAACCCTCCACACAATCTCTGTGGCTGAGCTGGGTGACAGCTGTGCCTTCGGGCATGTGCTCTGGGAACTCCAGAGTGAGTGTACCTGAACTACCCATCACGCTGCGCACAGCGGCCGCTGTCAGCGCTAGATTGGCTTCGTCTGGAGCGCTGAACACGTGGGAGGTGCTTCCAGGCGTCATGCGGCGGTATGTCACGCGGGCTACAAAGATAATCATACAGCCTCCGCTTTGAAGGCTGTAAATTCGGCTGCATCGGTTGCATCCCGCAAGCGGTCGGCAGTTGCACCGAATGTGACAGAACCGCCCTCTGACACGGCCACAGCTGTCCCGGCGTTGAATTTGACGCTCACTAACTCAGCCATTTTAGGGCTGAGGGTTTGCAAGACGCTGACTATGTTGGTGTCGGTTACTAACTTCAGATTCATGTTGAGGCTCCAAGGTGTTACGGGTTACAGATGAACGAATTATTATCTGATATTCTGTCCAACGCAAGCCCCTAGAGTTTACACAGGTATTAATCTGCTTCGCGCTTGCGGGTCTTAAGCGCGTCTAGTAGCTTCTTCTGGTCTCTGTATTTGCGACGTAAAGCGTAGTACACGCTCTCCTCTACGGTGTCTTTGGCGACCAAGTGGTAAACGTGCATGTTTCCGGCCGTGTTTCCCTGTCTACGGAGTCTACGGTTAAACTGGTCGTACAGCTCAAAATCCCACGTAAGGGTGAACCACGCCACATGGTGAGCGCTGGACTCCTGCAAGTTAAGGCCGTGACCTATGCTCGCGGGGTGTCCGAACAGCAGTGGAATTTCACCCTTGTTCCAGGCCTCCTCTATCTGCTCGCCACGCTTACCGCTAACCCCTCCGCCTATGTACGGCGTATTGGGGAAGCGCTCCAGCAAGCGCTCAAGGTCGTGGTTGAAATCGTAGGCTACTAGCAGTTGCTGACCCTGCAATTCGTCTACCAAGTCCTGTAGAATGTCCAGCTTCTCTGAGTGCAGCAGCTCCCATTGACGCTGAGATTTCTTGAACCTAGGCGCTCCAGTTAGGGGGTCTAACTCGGCTAAGTACACGGCTCCAGAGCATATCTGTCTGCACTTACCGCTAGCACCCCCCGCGTTGCTGGCCGTTATGAGGTTGTCGGCTACGTTGGTGAGCAGGTCGTTTTCCATTTCTTCGTACTGGTCGCGTACGCTGGCCGGCAATTCGAATTTGATGACGTGGTCTAGCTGCTTAGGTAGGGTAAGGTAGTCGTCAGCGTCCATGCGCAGCACCAACGGCTTGAGACGTTCGTAAATGGCGGGTTCTGCACCGACCTTTACATGCCAGCCGAAGCCGTCAGCCGTTGGCAGGAAGTACTGTCTACGGTAATGGGTTATGAACTGCCCTAGCGAGCGGCCTTCGTCCAGCACGTAGCATTGACCAAACAAATCTTCCAGACCGTTACTAGCCGGAGACCCAGTCAACCCCCAGCGTATCAGGAATTTCTTGAGCCACGGCTTAATGAGAGTAAAGCGCAGACTACTGCTATTCTTCATCTTAGACAGCTCATCCCACACCAGCGCATTGACGTTCTTCATCAGCGCTTTACCGTCCTCTGTTATCTCAGGCTTCCACACTTTACCGACCTTACGGCGGGTGAACAGCTTAGACAAACCTTCGTAGTTGATGGCGTAGAAATCGTGCTTCTCCCTGCACAGCTTGCTGAAGTCCTTACCGTGCAGCACGACCAAGTCTAATTCCTTGAAGTCCTCCCACTTAGCCAGCTCTTTAGGCCATGTGGTGCGCACCGGCCGCAACGGGGCTACGACCAGCGCCCCGGTCATAACGCCCTCAGCCAGAAGGATTTTACTAGCGGCTACGGTTACGCTGGTTTTTCCCAGTCCGGGGTCTAGTAGCAAGCCCGCTGAGTAATGCTCTAGCAGAAACTTCACAGCTTTGCGCTGGTACTGGTGCGGCTTCCAGCGCGGCTTTGATGGCGCTGAGGGCTTCTTCTTTGTTGTCGTGAGTTTGGACATTGTATCCTCGGGCTATTAGCTGAGCGTGTATGAAAGTTTGGCGGGGTCTAGGTGCTTCACCCGGCCGCTTGAATTCTATAAGTAACGGGGTGTAGGGTATGAAGAATTGACGGTCTGGCCAGCCGGTGTTGGAGCGTACGTTAAGCTTCAAGCTCAATACTCCCCAGAGCTCCAGGGCTTTAGCGCAGACCGCTTCTTCTATATCGACTTCTAAATCTCTCATGCGGGGAGTGCTGGAAACCAGACCTGTGGTTGCCAGCGTAAATTCAGTTTGTTGTCGAATATTTTCACGAACCTATGCTTCTGGGGTCTGGGTCTCCATTCACCCACTCCAGCGCACACCCCGCGTGACAACTTAACCCCGGCCACGAACCAGTCGGCTTTAGGAGCTGTCAGTCCGCAGTAGGTGAAGTTAGAAGCGGCGTACACTACCCCCGCGTGGAATCGGGTGTCTGCGTACGAAAGCACAGCTCTGAGATATTCGTCACTTTTCAGTTTTCGCAAGGCGCGACTTACAAACCACGAGGCTAAGTTGTGTTCTGTATGCTGCACTAGTGGGTCTAGTACAAGTCTGGACAGTTCCCATAGTCCGCTCTGGTCATCTCTAGCCAGCCCGAACATACTGACGCTGAGCTCCGGAACTGGTAAGGCTGTAAATATACACACCCCCACCAGCATGTCTCTGTGAAACAATCCGACGTTAAACCCAGACTTGAAACCTTTGGACTCTGCAGTCAGGTAGTGAAACGTGCGCAGCAGAAACACACACTGCTCGCGGTTGACTTTGCGTATAGAGTATTCCTCTTTCACACGCTCACCCCATGACCAAGCTGGGGTGCAGCTTGAACAGCTCTATGGCGTGGAGCGCCTGACTCTTAGCGTCATCTAGGGCGTTGTGGTGCAAGCCGACTCGCACCAGCTTTGGTCCGGGAGCGATGTTCTTCAGCGTCCTGTAGCAGCGGCCGTTCCACGCTATCCACGCTTGCTTGAGCTTGACGCGGCTGTAGCCGACGGCTAAGATGGGATTGTCAAAATCTGCCCCGTTGCCCCACAGTTTGACATTCTTGCGCAGCTTGAGGAACGCGTCCAGCTGTAACAGAGCGTCCTTCAGCGGCACGGCTTCCGCGCTGGTGGCGTGGGTCAGCACTTTGCGAGCAGCCGGGCTTTGCTTAGACCACCACTCCATCGTATCTGGGTCTTCCACCAGCTTAGCCCGCTTACAGCTGACGCGGCTAATAACGACGTGAAATTCTTCACCAAGCCCTTCGGGACTAAAATACACAGCCCCAATGCTGAGCATCGTACAGCCGGGTACAGTACCCAGCGTTTCCAAATCTACCATGACGTGTTTCATTTACAACTCCTTAGTACTGACAAGTTCCTGGACCGCCCTCAGCTTTCTTAGCCTGACCGTACCAGCACCAGCGGCACGTTCCATTGGCACGAGGCGGAAAGTTGGTAGCTGTCATCATTGGTTTGACACGGCCGTTCCAGGTTTTCATGAGAGCTGGTAGGTCTTTGCGTGTGTACGTGACCTCTTTCCCTGTAGGCGGGTAAGTGTCTCCGGTGTCAGTGTACAGGATACGCGGCTTGATAGTAACGTCTTCCACGGCGCTCATAAGCAGCGCGGCCAATGCGTATAGCTCCAGCTGCATCATGTACTCAGCGTTCTTGAAGTCGCTCATCTTCCCAGTCTTGTAGTCGGTGACGAACATGACGTTACGCTCTTCGTAGTGAGCGCAGTCCAGCTTGATTCGCACCCAGCACTGTGTCCAGTTGTTCCACTGGGTTTCATCCCAGTCAATTGTGAACGCCCAATTGTCCTCTACAATCATAGGGAGTTTCTTAGTCTTGCACATCTTGCGCAGCTTGACGAATTCGTCGCGGAAGCTTGTCAGCTCTTTAGGCAGTTTGGCGAGCGTACCCTTTACGTAAGCCTCAGCCATGTTGTGGATGTCAATGCCCCGCTGCATAGCGTCGCCTTTAGGCTCAGCTATTTTATCTATGTGCTTCAGCTTGAATTTGCGGGGGCATGTGCTGTAGTCCATGTACCGGCTGAATGACCAACTGGTGACGGGCTTGCTGACCTTGTCGATTGCTTTGGAGACAGCGGTTTTAGCGCCGGGTTTACTTGAGGTTGCCATTAGGTAAGTTCCTGTATAATTAGATTGACCACTTGCTGAAATCTGGAGCTGGTTCTTTCAACGCTTGCATGTCCGCCCAATTAGCCCCGTACTCAGCATCTGACAGCATGGGTAAGTCGAACTCAACGGACATCATACATTCGCGCAGCTTGAGCATCTCGCGCTTGAAACAGCCCTTTGGAGAGCTGATGTTTATCTCGTCATGTACGGTCACCACAAACCGAGCGTCGCTGTGGTCTATGCTGTCGTAACGAATCAGAGCTTCTTTGGTGCAGTCGGCCGCGCTGCCTTGAATCAGGTAGTTCAGCAGCTTGTACTCAAAAGTGCAGAGCCTACCGTTTATGACCTTGGGGTCTTCACAATAGTACACGCGGCCGCCCCATGTGGTGACGTGCTGACCAGCGCGGCCGCGTTGCTTGATGGTTTTGTCCAGCTCCTTCAGGCCGGGCAGTGCGCTGAACTGAGCCTTGCGGAACTGAGCAACTTCGTCAGTGGAGCGTCCAATTTTCTCAGCCATAGAGCCAACACCTTGTCCGTAAATCAAACCGAAGTTCAGCGTCTTGATAGGTGTACGCGGGAGGTCTATGCCTAGCAGCTCCTTAATAGCGCCCTGCACGAATGTGTGGATGTCTAAGCGCGGGTTGTCGCGGTAGGCTTGCATAATGCGGCCGTCTTCGAAGTGACCTAGAATACGAAGCTCTTGCTGATTGTAATCTCGACGCCCCCACCAGTGCTTCGGGCTGTCGGGTAGCAGGTACTGTCGCATTAGGGGTAAATGAGCCAAGTCCTTAATGAAGTCCGGGTGACTCCATCCGTCGCCCTTGTCCGAAAAGTCCTTAGCCACGGCCATGAAGTTTGGAGAGCTGCTTAACCGCCCGGTACGAGCCCCAGCGTCGCGGTCGTTGCGGGTCTGGTTCCACCCCGCGTAAAGGAGTCCGTCGCTAGCTCTAGCGGTCTCCAGCCACGGGCGGAAATACGTCTGCAGACAGGTTGCCAGCTTATTGCGATACCCCAGCGCCTTGAACACCTTGACATCGTTGTAATGGCTAGGCTTGAGCACTTTCTTGTTCATAGACTTCTGGCCTGTAGCGGTAAGAGTCCACTCGGTTATGACACCTTCGCGGTCTAGTACGGCCGCTAGCTCGCGGTCTTTCTCAAAATCTAAGTCAGGTGACTTCAGCTTTTTACGCAGCCATTTTTCAACGGTTGTCATGGCTGCTTCGTATTCGGTTAGCCCCCGCTCTAGACCGCTAATGTCGGCCTTCATACCTTGTCGCTCATTGCGCAGCAGAATTGGCATGAGTTTGCATTCGCGCTCGTAGGCCGCTAGCATCCCCAGCTCCACCACTTTAGGGTATCCCCAGTTGAACAGGGCTTCGGTTCGGTCAGTGTCTCCGGCCGCGTACGCCCCTACAATGTCTCCGGGAGCTAAGCTAATCCATGCTCCGAAGTTACCCGTGGTAACGCGGACATTGGCTGGTAAGCGGCCTTCCGCCTTCAGCTCTTTCTGGTGCTCCATTAGCCACTCTGCCACAGCGTCGCGCTCGGCTGGGGGCATACCTAAGAACTTCTCAGCGCAGGGTTTCAACCCTAGATTGAAGCTGTGTGGGTCTAGCAGGAACAGAATGAATTGGGTGTCGTGTACACGTAACGGGTCAAGGTAGACGTCCATGAGACCCATGTGCTCCTGAGCGACGTCTACGTCAAACTTACCATTGTGGAACAGCATCGGGGAGGTGCTTTCCCACGCGGTTCGAAGGTGTCGCATAGCGTCTTCTTTGATGCAGTTGTTCTTCACGGGGTGACCCCATGCGTAGTACTTAGACTTGCGGCCGGGAAGCTTGATACTCACGCCCACGGGCTTAGGCGGGTAGCGGGGTCGGTCTTCGATTTTCTCAGTCTCAAAGTCTATAGTTATGGGGCGGGGGATTTTAGGTGGCATTATGCCTCTCCTTTTGAAAAGCAAATCCAGTGGGTGTTAGACCGTTTACCTGAAATATGTCCAAACAGAGGCTTTTCGGGGGTACAGGTCAGCACTTCTTTTGTGGTTATCTGAGTCTCGTTCCATTTAAAAACCAACGTACCTCCCGGTTTAAGAACTCTGAAACATTCCTCAAATCCCTTAGCTAAATCTTCTTTCCAATTTTCGGTGAGAATGCCGTACTTCTTACCCATCCAAGCGCCCTCCCCCCATATTGCGTATATGGGGAGGGTCGAACGACACCAAATTAAAGGTAGCATCTTTGTAAGGAAGTTTTCGGAAATCCATTACTCTGTCGGGCTTTATATCAAGCGCTCTTCCATCACATAGTATATGGCTCTCTGAGCGTATATCCCCGAATATAACTCGGGGATCTTTTCGGTCGAACCAGAACATTCTGCTTCCCGAGCATGGGTCTAGTATTAGGTGTTTTTTCTTCATGTCGGCTCTCAAGGTAAGTCCTTGGCCTCGCAGCAATCCATCACAGCGCGGCCGTGGTGGTCTTCCTTTAGGATTCTGCGGTCAGCTGGGGATGTGAGTTTAACGGTGACTCCCACAGGTGTGTAACCCTGCTTCAGGATGTCGGTGTAGTTCATAGTAGTTGTAGGGCGGTGCGTCCAACTGCATTTACGTATCGCCAGCTGGATGCACTTCAATTCTCCGTCAGCAAACCGAGTGATTTTACGAACCACGCGGTTAGCGTGGCCGTTGCTTATGACGTCGCCCGTTTTGAGGGTGAGCATCCACTCGGCTTGCTTGCGCAGCATGGTTAGAACTTACCGCGCTTTGCTGGTGCAGCCTTCACCGG